GGACTGGATCAAGGGACAGGGGCGGTTACGGAACATTACGCTCCGGGAAAAGAGACCATAAAGCCCATCGAGTAGCGTATGAGAAGGCGTATGGGCCGATCCCGAAAGGTCGCCTTGTCTGTCATACGTGCGACAATCCGCCTTGCTGCAATCCTGAACATCTGTTTCTGGGGACGCCCAAAGACAACAAGGTGGACAGTGTCAACAAAGGCCGCCATGCGTATGGCGTCCGAAGTGGATGCTCGAAGCTGAACGATCACACCGTCCGGCAAATTCGTCGCCTTTACGGTGAAGGGTATTCACAACAGAAAATTGCCGAAATGTTCGGCGTTCATCAAGCGACAGTCTCCCGTATCGTGCTCCGCCAGTCGTGGACGCACCCTCTCAAAAAGGAAAAACGAACATGAGTGACAACGAAGCCGCCCGCGCGCGTTTTTACAAACAGCCGGTCTACAACAAGCACAAATCAACCGAGAAAAACCGGCCGATCTTCGATACCAAGGAAATGATCGAGGTGAAGATTCCGGGGGACCGCAATTTCTCATTCATCAGCGAAGTCGAGGACAAGCACAAAGTCCGCTGGCCTGATGCATACGAGGCGTTTCAGAAGGGTCTTGAGGTCGCGGCATCGGGGACGCCCCTTGAAGAGTGGCCCAACCCGCAATTAACGCCCGGTCGCGTTGAGGAATTGAAGCATTTTAACATATTTTCCGTGGAAGATTTGTCCAACGTCGCGGACCGTGATGGCGCGCATCTGGGTATGGGCTGGCGGGAAATGCGCAACCAGGCAAAGGCCTGGCTTGAGAGTGCGGAAGATGACGCCAAAACGGCCCAATTGGCGGCAGAGAATGACGCGCTCAAGGCCCGTATTGAAGCGCTTGAGTTATCCATGGCTGTCCCACAGCAGGAGACAGAAAAGGTCCCGGAAAAAAAGAGTAGAAAAACCGCATGACTGTCCTTGAAGCCTGTCAGGACGCTGCCAGCCAGTTGCGCCCGGCGCAGGCTGTGCCGACAGCAATATTTGCCAGTACGGATCCGTTTGCGCGGGAGCTTGGCGCGTTGTCAAATGAAGCCGCGCGCGCCATAGCAAAGGTGCATGACTGGCGACGGCTGACATTATTGAAAACACAAGCCGGTGACGGATCCGCAACCGAATTCGACCTGCCGACAGATTATGACCGGATGCCCGTCAAGGGCGGCCTGTTCTCAACGGCGCATGAGTTGAAGCTCGAGCCGGTTGATGATCTTGATGAGTGGTTGGACCGGGAAATTCGCTCATTTGTTGGTTCAATAGGATATTGGATTATCCTGAGTGGAAGTCTGCACATTAAGCCCGTCATGGCCGCCACTGAGAGTGCCAAATATTATTATATCACCAAATACATCGCCCAGACGGAAGCCGGGGTGAACAAGGAAAAGTTTACGCTGGACTCCGATGTGTTCAGGCTTCCCGAACGGCTGTTGACCCTGTCACTCATCTGGAGGTGGCGCCATAGAAAGGGGCTGGATTACACCGAGGACATGCGCAATTTCGAGATTGCCGCTGCTGAAGAACAGTCCCGAGACAAGGGCTCTCGCATTCTGAGGGTAGGGAAGGCGCGTCTGCCGGACGGCATCAACTATGCATTTCCAGGTGTGATCAATGCTTCGTGAGGCATTACGACAGCGGACCCCGCGCGGGCACCAGATCGTAAACGGCAGGAGCCTGCCTGCACCGATAGAAGGCTGGGATGCGTCGTCGCCCATTGCAAAGATGTCTGAAAAGCGGGCGCTGGTTCTCGATAACTGGTTTCCCACACCAATGGACGTTCGCGTGCGTCGCGGGTTCCAGATGCATTCGGCCGACATGGGTTCGGGTGTGGTTGATACCCTGATGCCTTACCACGGGCTGACACCCGCTGCGGGTAAGCTTTTTGCAGCCGCAAACAGCAAAATATATGACGTAACGACCTCACAAACGTCCGGAAGCGCTTCCGTGTCAAGTCTTTCGTCAAACAGGTGGCAGTATGTGAACTTCACAACGTCCGGGGGAAAATTTCTCTGGGCATGTAACGGGGCCGATGCCGCGCGTCATTTCGATGGATCGTCATGGGCGACGCCGTCCCTGAATATTACAACCTACTCGGCAAGCGAAATCATCAATGTGAATGCGCACAAGAACCGTCTGTGGTTTGTGTTCAAGGATACAACTGTAGCCGGATACCTGGCCACTGGAGCCATATCGGGCACAGTGACGAATTTCGAGCTTGGCGGGCTATTTACCAAGGGCGGCTATCTCGTCGCCATGACCACATGGACGCGGGACGGCGGAGACGGCGAAGACGATCTGGCCGTGTTTATTTCCTCCAAAGGGCAGGTCGCGGTGTATGCCGGGACAGACCCCGACAACGCCTCAACGTGGGCGCTTGTGGGAACTTTCGACCTGGCGCCGCCAATCGGATACCGGTGCTTTGAGAAAGCCGGTGGCGATGTGGCAATAATCACCATCGACGGTGTGCTGCCGCTTTCTCTTGCCCTGCAGAGAGACAGGGCGGGCACGGCTGATATTGCATTGACCGCAAGAATTCGCAACGCGATGAACCTGTCTGCCCGGAGTTACAAGGGCAATTTCGGGTGGGAGATAAAATCCTATCCGACTGGCGGATACGTGCTTCTGAATGTTCCTCTACAAGAGGGCGTGACGCAACACCAGTATGTGATGAACACGGAAACTGGCGCCTGGTGCCGGTTTACCGGACAGAATGCAAATTGCTGGGCGGTGTTCAACGAGGAGCTCTATTTCGGAAGTAATAGCGGGATTGTCTACAAGGCCGATCAGACGGCCCTTGATGCGTCCAATCCAATCGTTGCCATCGGTCAGTGTGCGTATAACTTCTACGGCAATACTGGAATATGGAAAGAGTTCAAGCTCCTGCAGGCCATCATCACGGCGGATGCGAACGTTCGCCCCGCCCTTGGTATATCCACGGACTTTCGTGACAATGCCGCGCTTGGCACGCCGGTCGCGGCTGAAGAGGACGCAGCGCTGTATGATGAAGCGGTCTGGGATGCTGATGTGTACCCCGTCGAAGGCCGTACAGTTGCCGAATGGGCGAGCATTTCAGGCGATGGATATGCCGCGTCCATTCATTTCCGTGCCGAGACCGGAAAGAGCGGGGTTTCTCTTTGGGGGAGTTCGGAATGGGGGCAGGACCTGTGGTCCGCGCCGGTCTCTGGTGAGGCGGTCATGCGGCTCAACGCCTTCAACATGATTTATGAAAAAGGACTGGTTCTGTGACGCCGATATTGGGCCATGATGTCAGTGTCGCCATGTGGGTCAGCGAGCGCGTTGGGCAGAATTTTGCACCACCATTCACGGCCATCGGGTTTGGCAATCGCGGTGGAATTGCCGCGGGTGCGGTGTTCAACGATTACGTGCCTTACGGAAACATCGAACTGACGCTCGCGGCGGACAGGCCCTTCACCCGTTCAATGCTTCGTACGCTCGCCGCTTATGTGTTCGGACAATTGGGGTGCTCGCGCCTGACGGTGCGGACCCGGCAGGACAACGAGAATGTGTGCAACATGGCCAAGCGGTTCGGCTTCGTCCGTGAGGCCACGCTGAAAGACTATTACGGCACGGATCAAAACGCGGAACTGTTTCGGCTCCTGCGCAAAGACGTGAAAGGATGGCTACATTGAAATCTCCAAGCCCCCCGGCACCTCCTGATCCTGTAAAGACTGCGCAGGCGCAAGCGACATCCAACAGGGACACGGCCATTACCAACCAACAGTTGAACATGGTCGGCCAGAACACGCCTTATGGCTCGCTGAGCTACGAACAGACGGGCACGTGGTCGGATGGCACACCCCGATACCAGGCCATAACCAGCCTCTCCCCGGAAGAGCAGCGCAACCAGAACCAGCAGTGGGAATTCGACAATCTTGTCAATCAGTTGGGGATTGACCAGACCGAACGGCTTTCGGGCCATCTGGACAGTCCGGTTAAATTGGGGAACGAGGAAACCGAGGCTCGAATTTACGAACTCGGTTCGAAACGTCTCGACCCGCAGTTTTCCGAACGCCGCGATGCAATGGAATCCAAGCTCTACAATCAGGGTGTGCGTCCGGGAACGGAAGCCTATGACCGGGAAATGTCACGTATTGGCGAGCAGGAAAACGACGCCTACAACCAGTTGCTTCTCTCAGGGCGCGGGCAGGCCGTCAGCGAAACCCTCACCGAACGCAATCAACCCATCAACGAGATAACGGCTCTTATGGCCGGTGGGCAGGTGACGCAGCCGAATTTCACGAGCACCCCGCAAACAAATGTTTCTGGAGTGGATACCGCAGGGTTGACGATGGATGCCTACAAATATGGGCCTCTTGCAAAATATCAGGCGGACGCCTCGAACCGTAGCGCCATGATGGGGGGGTTGTTCGGTCTGGCTGCTGCTCCGCTGGGCGGATGGGCGCGTGGCTATGCAAGCAGATAGAGATTCATCATGAGATTAGCAGCTGCACTCCAGTCCTCTCCCTCGTATCGTATTGATTCCGGCACCAGCCCGGACACGCTCCGTCGCCGGCGCCGTCTGGCCGAGGCTCTTGTTGCGAGGGGCTCCGATGCGTCTCCTGTTGATCATTGGACGCAAGGGGCCGCGCGCCTCGCCAATGCGGTTTCCGGGAACATGGAGCTCGGGCGTATGGAGAAAGCGGAGCGCGAGAACAAACAGCGAGAAGAGGGGCAGAACAGCCGTCTTCTCGACGCAATGATGGGTGGTGCGTCCCCACAAGCCTCATCGCCTCCTGGTGGTTCTTATGGTGAGCGGATTTCGGGTATTGAGAGCGGCGGTAGGTACGATGCTCTGGGACCCGTAACAAAGACGGGAGACCGCGCACACGGCAAGTATCAGGTGATGGGGGCCAACATCCCCGAGTGGTCTCAAGCTGCTACGGGCAAGCCAATGACATCCGAACAGTATCTTGCCGACCCAAAAGCCCAGGACGCGGTCTTCAACCACCAGTTTGGCCAGTATGTGGACAAGTACGGCCCTGAAGGTGCAGCGCGGGCATGGTTTGCCGGCGAGAAGGGCATGAACGATCTGAACCGGAAGGATCAGCTTGGAACGTCCGTGGCGCAATATGGCGCGAAGTTCGCAGGCAATCCCATTCCTCCAGAGGCTCAAGCGCAAATCAGACAGCTTTGGGCCTCAGGACCGCAGGGGCGCGCGTTGGCGATGAAGGTCTATCAGCAATACGTGAAACCGCCGTCCCCGACCAAGACCATGCAGGATTATGATACCGCTCGCCAGCAGGGGTATCCGGGCAGTTTCATGGACTATCAGAAGGACCTCAGGAAGTCGGGTGCCACAAATGTAACAGTCGGTGGTGGAAAGTACGGAACCATCCCACCGGGCCACGAGCTCGTGGAGGGGCCGGAAGGCGTTTCCATGCGAGTTATTCCCGGAAGCCCGGCCGCGACTAAGGCCGAAGCAGACAAGGCGAAGCAGGAGAGCCGGCAAACCGCCGCCGCCGCCGTGGGATAAGATTGCCGGTGTATACCAGGCAGGCGACAAGCACTGGCTGCGCCTGCATACCAATTTTCCCCATCACCGGGACGGGGTTCTGGATATTTTGGGATGCGCCAATGAGCGCGATGCCGTGCAGGGCGCGCTTCAGGACTGGAAAGCTCAGGATTTCGAAGATGCCGCGGCTGAGCGCGGTCTTGTTG